CAGCCATTACAATACGTACTCACATAGTAGTAACACCTGAAGAGGACAATGTTACTGATGAAATTGATAAAGAAGAGGTAGAAAATACTATTGAAGAAGAGGAAGATGAGGAAGAAGAGGAAGAAGAGGAAGAAGAGGAAGAAGAGGAAGATGAGGAAGATGAGGAAGAGGATGAGGAAGAGGATGAGGAAGAGGAAGAAGATGATGAGGAAGAAGAACTAGAAGTAGATGAGATTGAAATAAATGGAAAAATGTATTTTACTACTGATGAAAAAAATGGTGTATTATATGAATGTGATGATGATGGAGATATTGGTGATGAGGTTGGTTATATAAAAAACGGCAAACCCTTTTTTTCCTAATATAATATAAATGGTATTGCAAGAAATCTGTGCTCCAGCATTAATATATTTAGTATTTTCTACAACACAAGTTGTAATTGATACAGTTAAAGGAACATATAATGTCGCTTTAGTTAAATTATGGGTTGCATTAATATTTACAATATTATTAAATTTCTTATGTAATAGAGGTTTAGGAATAGTTTCATGGATTATTGTATTTATACCTTTTATTTTAATGACCGTAATCGTTACGCTTATCTTAGTAATGTTTGGATTAGATCCATTAACTGGAAGAAAACCTAAAGTAATAAAACCACATAACAGACATCACAAGCATCACAAACATGACAAACATGATAAAATACCAAAAAGCAGTGAATCAAAACATAACCATAGTAAAAAAGGAAATAATTTAAATCATCCTCATAAATTTAATAGTGGATATGATGAATCCAATATTTCAAAAGATCAAAAAAAAGTATTAGACCATGAAATTAGAAAAAGGACCGAGTTAAGAAAAGATCCATTAGCATAAATAATTTATTTTAAATGATTTAAAATAATAACAAATAATATAAATATCATGTATGAATATTTGTATTATCTAACCCTACCTTTCATAATTGCGGGAGCTTCTTGTATGAGTTTATATATTTTATATCCTAATGAAAGCAAGCAATATTTAATGAGTGCAACATGGAAATTATCTAAATTTATTGTTGATTATAACGAAACAAAAGAGCAATTAGATGATAAAATAAAACAATTAAAAAATAATATATTTGATTGCAAAGAAACTGATGAACTAAGTGATGATGATGAGTATGATGAAATTATTGTATATAACCATAATACTAAACAAACTTTTTCATTTGACGTAGAAACTATAGAAGAAAAAGTTAACTTAGAAGACAATGAAAATACAAAATTAGTGTTATACCACTATAATTTAGAAGAATTAAATAAATTATATGTTAGACTTAACAGTTTAGATGATATTACAAAAATTAAAAATGATGAATTTAATGATGTAAATATACTTGAAAAACAATTTATTCAAGTTGAATATATTACAGAAGATGAAGAAGGTAACGAAAATATTTTAGATATACATAATAATCTTGGAAGTTTTTACATAGAAGGTAATATAATTTTAGATAAATTCTTTTTAGAATGGTATTTAGAAACATTTTATAATATAGATTTTAATGAAAACTATAAACTAAGATTTTTTGATAAAGATGTAAATATGTTTACTTTAACTAATGATAATGCTATTATTTTCAGCGATAATACATATTCAAGAATAGACATAGAAGATGATACATTTATTTTCAGAGATAACTGCTACGAAGGCGCAGAAGAAGAATAATTATAAAATATATTTAAAAAATTGATGTATATTGATTATATAAATGGATACATTAGATTCGAATATGAGTTCAATTGCAGCTGTTGAAAAACAAACAGTTTCGAGTGATTTAACTTCACACCCATTATATGATAAATGGGTTCTATGGGCTCATTTACCACATGATACAGATTGGAGCATTAGAAGTTATAAAAAAATTAGTACAATCACTAGTATTGAACAAATGTTGACTTTGTATTCTATTTTACCTGATAAATTAATAAAAAATTGTATGTTATTCTTGATGAGAGAAGGTATTGATCCAATGTGGGAACACCCTGATAATCGCGATGGAGGCTGCTTTTCATATAAAGTTGGTAATAAAAGTGTAGCACAGGTATGGAAAAATTTAAGTTATATCCTAGTAGGCGAGACTCTAACAAATAATCATAAAATGGGAAAAATTATTAATGGAATTACTATTTCACCAAAAAGGTCATTTTGTATTGTAAAAGTGTGGCTTAAAAATTGTAAGATTCAAAATCCTGAAAAACTAGCTGAAGTTCCTGGTTTGAGTCCCGCTGGATGTCTTTTCAAACGTCACAAACCTGAATATTAATTTTATAAATTTAAAAGAATAATTTATAAAATATTTATAATTTACTAATTTTAACTTTATTTCTGTAATAGTCTTCATCTATTACAATATTATTAATAACCTCATATAAATCAAATACAGCATCATGAGGCGTTTCAATTGGTATTTTGTGATTTGGATGAACGAAATGAATATGTAGTCTCCAAAAACTAGGCGGGAAGTGAATAAGTACTTTATAATTACATGCAGCAGTAGAAAAATGATGTCCGAATTTCTTAATAATAGTTCTTAACATTGGAATATGTTTTTTCTGGATATCTAATATACTTTTTAAATCAGTGTTTTTACTCCATGCAGTATAATGAAAACTCTCTATTTTATGCTTAGGATCTTTTACAATAAAAAAATTATCATCTTTAAAAATACATTTGGAATCTATTACATCAGAAGGAATTATTTTCATATAATTAATATAAAAATAATTAGTTTTAAATAATTTATATTGTAAAAATCATTTTCTTACGTTCTAAAAATGTTTTTTTCTTAGTTCGTTTACTCAAAAACTTAAAATACCTTTCAGCTAATTTAAATCTTCTGTAAATATATTTTGCATTTGGGTATTTTCTACGATGCTTATACATTGCCTCTAATCTTACTTTCAATATCATTCCAACCTGCCATATTCTCTTATGTGAGTACTTTTTAGATTTAAAGAGTTTTTCTAATTTTTTTATAGTTAATTTCAAATCATCTACTGTTTTATATTTAACACTAATTGTATCGTTTGGATTTTTATCAATATACACATCAAATGATTTTTTTGGATTATCTGGATTATACAAAAACTGTTTTTTAGTTTTATTTTTTTTACTTTTTCTATTTTGTCTTTTATTTTTACGTGTTTTCATAATAATAAATATTAAGATAAATTTTTATAAGAATCTGGTCCTATATAACCCTTTCCTATTAGATCATATAAATGTTCTGTAAAATTATCTGAATTTATATCTAGAACAGATAAAGACATATCTAATTTATATGTGCAGAACCATATATTTTCAGGTTCATTAGGCTCCTTAAAAGTTTCTATAGTATAGATATACCCATTCTCAAATGCAGATACTAAAGTACATGGTGGATAATTTAAATTTATATGTATTTGTTTAAAAGCTTCAATCTTTTGAGTTCCAATTTGACGTTCAAGAAGAGGTGGTTGATCCATTTGTTATTATTTATAAGTTATATAATACTTATTTTTATAATAATTATTATATTCAATTTTATGCACTTGGTAATGGTGCCAGACAAAGTTTAATTGTCCCCAAAGATGCAACAGAATATTTTACAATTAAAGGAAGATCATTTGCTAAAAACATCTCAATTGAATTACATAGATTAGTGCATTTAATAAAATATCCTAAATTTTTTAAAGAAAATTCACCTTGAATTACCTTACTAAAATCCTGACTTTTAACAAATTCAGTAACAGAATCGCTCTCAGAACGTGTAATCTCACATGTAGCAAATGGACCCTGACATTTAAAAATTAACTCATTTCCAACAGACTTAATTTCTAATCTATCACTAAGATTTGATAAATCTCGAATAATTTTTTGAAAATCTGATGATGGTAAATTAATTATAGATGAAAACTCTACATCAGGAACATCTAATTCCTCTTCTTCTGGTTCAATTAATTTAAGCTTTTGGTTTTTACACTGTTTAATATCACCATTCTCAAATTTTAATCCTAAATGATCAACAATCCCTTCACTATATTCATTTTCATCAATATAAATTGTAAGTGTATCATCATTATCAATAGTGTTTATTAGTTTAAATAAATGAAACATATTTACACCTATAACAATTTTTGGATACTTACAATAATAATACTCAAATTTTTCAGCATCTAAATATAAATGTGCTAAAATTGTATGTGATTTATCCATATTAACAATTCTAATCCCATCGGGTTTAAATGTTATATTTGTTTCAAGTAATATATCTTTCAAAGCTGTCATTAATGTTCTAAATGGAGCAATTTGCACGGTTTTAATTTCTAAGACATTATTACTCATTCTATTAATATATAATTTTAAACGCGCACTCTTTAATTACTTATTCGTTTTATAATAAAAAAAAAATAATTATTTAATTTTAATATGAAAAGTGTTTCTACACAAACATGCACTACAATCAATACTTCAACGCAGGTAAATAATATAAATTTAGTAATAAATGAAAATACATATCATACACAATATTCATCTTCTTTTGATTGTAAATATAATAAAATTATGAAAAACTATCATAAACTTGTTAATGAATACGGACATTCTATAATAGATTATAATAATTATAATAAAATCCATAGTTATATTGCAAAAAAAACCATAGATGAACTTACAAAAGCACAACTAGAAATACCATTTTGGTTATTGTCTAGAGCAAATAAAAATAATAATACTAAATAATAGGTATACATGTGTTTATTTTTAAAATGCATAAAATGTAAAGTTAAAATATCTAATGATTTAGAAAATAATAAAACCAATATTAATAATGAAGAAGAATCTATAACAAAACTAGAAAAATATTCAAAATTTGAAAAGGTTGCTTTCGGTGCAACTTCTAAAGTCTACTTAACAAAAAAAAATAAAAAAACATATATTTGTAAAACAATTAATAGAGATAGTCTAAAAAAAGGATATCGTGAAATAAATGTTTTAAAAAAATTAAAAGGAAAATATTTACCTGTATTTCATGAATATATTGCATTTGATAACAATCTTTTTATATTTTTAGAATATGAAAATTCAGTTGACTTACATAAATATTACTTTAATCTCAACATTAACTCTGTACCTATTAACGAAACTATTAATATTATAAGACAAATGGGACATGCAATAAATTCACTTCATTCATTAAATTTAATACATTTAGATTTGAAATTAGAAAATTTTATAATTAATAGCAAATCGCATATTAAATTAATTGATTTTGGTACCGTACATCCATTAGTGAATAAAGAAACAAAATTAAAATCAATAATTGGGACTAAAAATTATATACCACCTGAAATTTATAGAAGTGCATATCATATAAATAGTGATGTATGGTCGTTTGGTGTTTGTGTATGGATTTTATTATTTAAAAAATATTGTTTTAATCATAATAAAATTACAAGAAAGTATACGCTTGAAACATTGCCTTATTCGCTATTTAAATTTCCAAATCAAAAACACTATATTATTCTAAAAAAATATGACTCAAAACTTTGCGAGCTATTTATTGATATATTTAAATTATTTCCATTAGATAGACCTTGTATTGATTATATTATAAACTTTAACTATGAAAAATATCTTATAATGAATAAATAATTTAAAATACTTATATTAATTTTAAATAAGATGAGCTTACTTGAAATTAATGAAGAAATTATGATTTTATATAATTTATATGATGATAAAGAATGCAGAGATAAATTACTAGAATTTATACAAAAAGATTTAAATGAAAAAATGTTAACTTTTTGGGAAAGACGAGAAAGACAAGAAAATTTAAAAAAACTAAGTGATAATTACATTAATGATTTTCTTGTTAACAATGATACACAATATTTTTATATTCATAATTCAGAAATTTTTATCTCATATAATGGAGAAACATTTAAATCAATTAATGAAAGTGAAATTTTGCATCAAATTTTAACAGGTATATCTAAAAATAAAAGTTTACTTCCATGGAAACAAAAAGTAAAAACATCAATAATGAAAATTATAAAAGAAAAAAATATATTTGATATAATTCCAGAATCACACACAATTCAATATGTAATTAGTCAAATAACACCACTTCTTTTAAATACTAAAAATGAAGCTAAATATTTTTTAACAATTATAGGTGATAATATTTTAAAAAAAAACACAGAACTATTTCATATAGTTAATAATAGAAGTAAAGATTTTATTACTACCTTAGAAGAAAATGTTTATCATAATTTTAAAAACTACTATCATATCAATAATACATTTAAATTTAACTGGCACGATCATGAATATAAAAAATGTAGAGTTTTAAATTTTAACAAGACTGTAAAAAATTCTAGTTATTGGAGGACATTTATAAAATATCATATATTAGATATTATGTCTGTAGCAGTCCATTATTCTAAAAGATATGGTAATTCAGATGAGTATATTCTCTCCAAAAAAGACGAATATCCAAATTTAAAAAAAATATTATTCCTATCCACGACAACAAAAAAGGAAATAGTAAATGAATTTATTAATAAAGCTATAGTTAAAGTAAATAATAAAGATGTAACAATGAGTTTTAATGAAATTATGTATGTATGGAAATTATATCTGTTAAATAAAGATTTACCCAATGTTATTTTTCAGAGAGAATTAAAAGAATTACTTAATGATAAATTAAGTAAAAATGAAGAAGACAATTATATTGGAATTACAAGTCCGTATGATATTTTTATAAAAAATTTGCATCATTTTTGGAGAGAAAATATAACATTAGGAGATAATGAATTTGAGATTAGTGAAATATGTGATATTTATAAATTATGGCTAAAAGAAAATAAAACTAAAATTGAAAATTTAGAAGAAGACAACATATTAACTTTAATTAAACATTTTTTTAAATGTGAAATAGAAGATAACAAAATTGTAAAAAATATTAATTGTAAATTATGGGATAAAATAAAAGATATGAAAACTGTTATTAGTGATATTAAAATATCATATAATTTCTCTCCAGGAATGTTTAATAAAAGCATTCAAAGTATATATGAAGAATATTGCACGCGTGCAAAAAATAAATTTAATTTTAATATTGTAAGTAAGAAGTATTTTGAAAAATATATAACCAAAATAATTCCTAAAAAATATTTAATTGGACGGCTTATAAGCAATGAATTTTGGATTAGTTAATTTACTTACGTTTTTTGTAGCTGGGTTTTTTGGCGAATCGGCCTGTTTTTACTGAGCGATCTTCCCATGAAACACCGCGAATAGCTTTAACTTTTTTCTTACCACGAGCCTTGCGGGTTTTTTTAGCGGCTTTCTTAACATATCCGAATTTACCTTTACGTGTGAA